GGGTCAAGTCGTTGGGGGTGGTTTTAGCGGTGGAAAAGCACAACTTGGGGTAAGAACAACAAAGGCTGTAAAAAGACTAGGTTGTTCTAATATTAAACAGGTTATCGAAACTGATAAGATGTTTATTCAAGATTATGACTTAATCACAGAACTATCTACCTTTATTCTCAAAGGGCAATCATATGAAGCAGAAGAAGGACACACAGATGACCTTGTAATGTGTTGTGTATTGTTCGGATGGTTGATAGAACAAACATATTTTAAAGAATTGACAGATGATGATATTCGTGCAAGGATGTTTGCAGAACAACAGAATCAATTAGAACAGGATATGGCACCGTTTGGATTTATGGATGATGGTATTCAAGAACCTTATGGTCAGACTGTTATAGATGAGTATGGTACTAGATGGAGTCCAGTAGTTCGTACACACGACTCAGATTGGTAGAAATAGGCAAATACCTACATAATATCAATTAGGTCATTATCTAATTTTAAGTAACAATTAGCACAAACAACTTTGGACTTTTCGATGAATTCTTTAACTTCTTTTCTAGATTCTTCATTAAGTCCCTTTCTTTTTGTGCGTTTGCGTATTTCTGCCTCGTGTGGGTGGAATTGGAGACATGCGTTTTCGGATTCTCCACAGTAGTGACAGTACTTATCTTCTAGGTATTCATTTACCCAGATGATACGTTTACGATAATTACGTTGCGACACACGTTTAATTGTTTCTTTGTATTTTTGGTAGAACTCTGACATGAATTTATTTATATGCTAGAGAACCTATAAAAACCAAAAGTGTAGAGATGCGATTTTATAAATATATTCGTAAGTTTGAGTTAAACTAAATTATTGAATCCACAAAGGAGAAAACAAAGATGGCATTTCAAGTATCCCCAGGCGTTCTCGTCAAAGAGATAGACTTGACCAATGTCGTTCCTGCTGTTGCAACTTCAATTGGTGCGATTGCTTCGGGCTTTTCAAAAGGCCCAGTAGAAGAAATCATCCCAATCGGTTCAGAGCAAGAATTGGTCGATATCTTTGGTAAACCAAATTCAAATAACTTTGAAAATTGGTTCACCGCCGCCAACTTCCTTCAGTACACAAACGGATTGCGTGTAATCAGAGCAGATACTGCTGCGATTAACGCTACCGCAAATGGTTCTGGATTGAAGATTAAAAATGACAATGATTATGATAATAATTACGCTGACGGAAGCGGTTCTGTTGGTCACTGGGCATCTAAATTCCCAGGCACTTGGGGTAACTCCCTTGCTGTATCAATCTGTGCAAATGCTGGTGCATTTGAGGAAACATTCAGTGGTAACGCTGGAACACTAGGTGTGACAACTGGAACACCTGCTGCTGGAGCAACTACAGTCGGTATCGACAATGGTGGTGGTTCTGCTGGTGACGGTGGTGCAAAATTCACTGTAGGTGATATTGTACATTTCCAAGAAGCAGATGGTTCACAGTATGAAGTTACTGCTGTTTCAACAGACAATCTAACTATTAGACAACTAGATAACCCTAACGGTGGTGGACTAAAATCTGCACTCGTTGCTGCGACTAATGTTCGTAGACGTTGGAAGTTCTATGACTTGTTCGATGCTGCTCCAGGCACATCAACATGGGCAACAAGTAAAGGTGTAACTGCTGATGAAATGCACGTTGTTGTGTATGACAGAACTGGTGCAATTACTGGTTTTGATGCCGATATTGCTGGACAGAGAACAACTTCTGTTCTAGAAACATATCCATTTGCATCACAGGCTGCATCTGCAAAAACACCGCAAGGTGGTTCTGCATTTTATGCTAACGTGGTAAACACTGGTTCTTCGTATGTTCGTTGGATGGATCACGATTCTTCCCTAACAAACGCTGGAACTGATCTTGCATCTGGTTCTGCTTATGCATCTGTTGCTGGTGACGCTGGTGTTATTACATCAGAACTTGCTGGTGGAACAGATGACAACCCAACTATTGGTGAACTAGATCTTGCATACAACTTATTTGCAGACGCTGAAACAGTTGATATTAACCTAGTTATGGCGGGAACATCTCCTGCTTCAACAGATGGTATCACACATGCAACAATGATTATCGACCTTGCAGAAGCAAGAAAAGATGTTGTTGCCTTCATCTCTCCTCGTAGAGCAGATGTTGTTGGTGTAACAACTGGTGCTCAACAGACAACTAATGTTGTTGGTTTCTTCAACAACCTTGCAAGTTCGTCTTATGCAGTATTCGACAGTGGTTACAAATACATGTATGACAAATACAACGATGTATATCGTTATGTTCCAATGAACGGCGATATGGCAGGACTTGCTGCTAATACGGACAATGTTGCAGAGCCTTGGTTCTCCCCTGCTGGTTACAACAGAGGACAAGTTCGTGGTGCAGTGAAACTTGCATTTAACCCAACTAAAGCACAAAGAGATATCCTATATCCTGCCCGTGTAAACCCTGTTTGCACATTCCCAGGCCAAGGAACAGTTCTCTTCGGTGATAAGACTGCGCTTTCAAGACCTTCTGCATTTGACAGAATCAATGTTCGTAGACTATTCATCGTTCTTGAGAAGGCGATTGCCACTGCTGCTAAGTATCAACTCTTTGAATTTAATGATGCGTTCACACAGGCTCAGTTTAGAAACCTAGTTGAACCATTCCTAAGAGATGTTCAAGGTAGAAGAGGTATTACAGACTTCTCTGTTGTTGCTGATGAGACTAATAACACAGGTGAAGTAATTGATAGAAATGAGTTTGTTGCAGATATCTACATCAAACCTGCTCGTTCAATTAACTTTATTACACTTAACTTTATTGCTGTTAGAACTGGTGTTTCTTTCAGTGAGATTGGCGGATAAGGAGATAAAAAATGGCTAGTATTGACGATTTCAAATCAAACCTTATCGGTGGGGGTGCGAGAGCAAACCAATATCGTGTGATTATTACAACTCCACCAGCAATTACAACTGGATTGGATATCAATCGTGCGTCTTTCTTGTGTAAATCAACTTCGTTGCCAGGACAGACAATTGCAGAAGTTGCCGTTCCTTTTAGAGGCAGAACTTTGTATCTCGCTGGAGATAGAGAGTTTGAAACATGGACAACAACTGTAATTAACGATACGGACTTTATGGTTCGTAACGCTATGGAGCGTTGGATGAATGGTATTAACAACCTAGATGAGAATACAGGACTAGTGAATGTAAGTGATTACACTGCACAAATCTCTGTAGAACAACTAGACCGTGATGATAACATTCTAAAATCATATGTTCTAAGGAACGTATGGCCAACTGCTGTTACAGCGATTGAACTATCATACGACACCGCTAATGAGATTGAAACCTTTGATGTGACATGGAGATATACTTCATTCACACCAAGTGCTGTATAATCCTATTTGATAAACCTACTAAATAGTAGGGTAAAACTTAGGAGACTTATAGTATGGCGGAACTTTTTGGTTTCAGAATTACAAGAGCGAATCAAGGAAAGAGCAGTGATGCATTCACTGCTCCTTCCACTGATGATGGCACACTTGACGTAGTATCGGGTGGTGGACACTATGCGTCCATACTTGATATGGATGGTCGTGACAAGAATGATCTTGAATTAATTCGTAGATATCGTGACATTGCACAACAACCAGAGTGTGATAGTGCAATTGAGGACATTGTTAATGAATCAATTGTCTCTGACGAAAGAGACAAATCTGTATCTGTATCTTTAGATAGACTAGAAACCTCTCAAAATATCAAGAACAAAATTCGTGAAGAGTTTGATGAAATCCTGCAACTTATGGATTTCAATCAAAAAGGACATGATATTTTTAGACGTTGGTATGTTGATGGTAGGTTATATTATCACAAGGTAATTGATACAAAGAACCCTCGCAAGGGTATTAAAGAACTCAGATATATTGACCCTCGCAAGATTAAAAAGGTGAGGGAACAAAGAAAAGAAGTTGATACCAAAACTGGTATTGACATGGTTAAAGAGGTTGAAGAATTTTATCTATACAATGATAAAGGTTTCGATCAAGCATCTGGAACATCTAGTGGTATAAGAATTACAGCTGATTCTATTACATACTGTCCATCTGGTTTGGTGGATATGGGTAAGGGAACAGTTCTTTCTCATCTACATAAAGCAATTAAACCTGTCAATCAGTTGCGTATGATTGAAGATGCGTTGGTTATCTATCGTATCTCTCGTGCGCCTGAAAGAAGAATTTTCTACATTGATGTAGGTAACTTGCCTAAAATTAAGGCAGAAGCATACCTCAAAGATGTGATGAATCGTTATCGAAACAAGTTGGTGTATGATGCACGAACTGGTGAAATTCGTGACGATAGAAATCACATGTCTATGTTGGAAGATTTCTGGTTGCCTCGTAGAGAAGGTGGTAGGGGAACGGAAATCACAACCTTGCCTGGCGGTTCTAATCTAGGTGAGATTGATGACATTACATACTTCCAGAAGAAGTTGTATCGTTCATTGAATGTTCCAGTTTCTAGACTTGCAGAAGAGTCTGGTTTCCAGATTGGACGTTCAGATAATATTACTCGTGATGAACTTAAATTTACTAAGTTCACACAAAGACTTCGTAAGAAGTTTTCTAACTTGTTTGCAGATATGCTCAAAACACAACTTGTGTTGAAGGGTGTTATTGCTGCAGAAGAGTGGGAAACATTTAAA